TATATCAGGAGAATTTAACGTAGAAAATTATCATGGTCATCCAAGTTCAAGTATATGGTCAGGATCATTAAGTGCTTCACTTTCATCAACAGCAATAGAAAATTCACAACTTAAATTTTCAGTTTGTTTCCAAGGAGGAACAGATGGTATTAGACCAGATATAGTAAGAATAGCAGGAAATGAAGACCCAGCAAATTTTGTAACAGGATACACAACAGGAGATAATTTATATGGTTTTGATGTAAACGACACAGCAGCTGCTGGTTATAAAGGATACACAAAAGCTTTAAATATTTTATCTAACCAAGATGAATATGACATTAATATGTTAGCTATGCCAGGAGTAAATTATGCAACACATCCTTTAATAGCAAACGCAGGTATTGATATGTGTGAAGACAGAGGAGATGCATTCTTTATAATGGATTTAAACACAGTAGACGCTTCAGTAAACACAGCAATAACAAATGTAAGTGGATTAGACACTAATTACGCAGCAGTATATTATCCTTGGATTAAAGTACTTGACTCATCTACAAATGTACCAGTAATGGTTCCACCTTCAGTAGTAGTACCAGGAGCAATTGCTCAATCAGACAGACTTCAAGCTGAATGGTTTGCACCAGCAGGTTTAAATAGAGGTATATTAGGAAATGTATTAGAAGCTAAAATAAGATTAAACCAATCTGAAAGAGATAAATTATATGATGCTAAAATTAATCCAATTGCAACATTCCCACAAACAGGAGTTTGTATATGGGGTCAGAAAACATTACAAGAAAGATCAACAGCTTTAGACAGAATTAATGTTAGAAGATTATTAATTACACTTAAGAAATTTATTGGAAGTTCTTCTAAATATCTAGTATTTGAACAAAATACAGACGAAACAAGAATAAGATTCTTAAATATAGTAAATCCATATTTAGAATCAGTACAACAAAAACAAGGATTATTTGCCTTTAGAGTACAAATGGATGAATCCAACAATACTCCAGATGTAATTGATAGAAACCAGTTAGTAGGTGCAATTTATTTACAACCAACTAAAACAGCTGAATTCATAGTACTTGACTTTAATGTATTACCAACAGGAGCAACATTCCCTGCATAAAAAGTTAAAAAATAATATATTTATAATAGAACAATTAAAAAAATAAAAGATGGCAATAAAATCAACTAACGATATGATGTTCACAGCATTTGAACCTAAATTACAAAATAGGTTTCTAATGAAAATTGACGGAATACCTTCATATCTTATAAAGAAAATTTCAAGACCAAGTATTTCTTTTGGAGAAGTAGTTCTTGATCACATTAACGTGAAAAGAAAAATCAAAGGTAAAGCTAATTGGGACAATATTACATGTGAACTTTATGATCCAGTAACACCATCAGGTGCTCAAGCAGTAATGGAATGGGTTAGATTATCACATGAATCAGTTACAGGTAGAGATGGTTACAGTGATTTTTATAAGAAAACTATTCATATTCACACATTAGGACCAGTAGGTGATGTTGTTGAAGAATGGATTTTAAAAGGAGCTTATTGTCAAAATGCTAATTTTGGTGATATGGATTGGACATCAGACACACCAGCAAACATTTCAATGACTATTGTAATGGATTACGCTATACTAAATTACTAAAAGTTAATTTATATAAAAGAAAAGCGCCTATTTTGGCGCTTTTTTGTTTCTTTATATATGTATATCTGAACTAGTTTTAATAAATAAATAACGTTATGGAAGAAAAAACAAACCAATTTCCTTCAGAGGAAGTTACCCTACCTTCAAAAGGTTTATTATACCCAAAAGATTCCCCATTAAGTAAAGGAGTTCTTGAAATGAAATATATGACTGCTCGTGAAGAAGACATATTAACTAACCAAAATCTAATAGAAAATGGCACAGTAATTGATAAATTATTACAATCACTTATTGTAACACCAATAGATTATAATGATCTATTATTAGGAGATAAAAATGCTGTGTTAATTGCAGCACGTATTTTAGGATATGGTAAAGATTACACATTTAATTTTAATGGAGAAGAAAAAACAATAGATCTTACAGAAGTAAAAGATTTAAATTTAGATGAATCATTAATTAAAGAAGGTAAAAATGAATTTGAATTTCAATTACCAACATCAAAAGTATTAGTTACATTTAAGCTTTTAACTCATGGTGATGAACAAAAAATTGATAAAGAAATAAAAGGTCTTAAAAGACTTAATAAAAATATTTCTTATGATTTATCTACTAGAATGAAATACATAATTACATCTGTTGATAGAGACACAGATACAAAAGTAATTCGTGAATTTGTAGATAACCAATTATTAGCAAGAGATTCTAGAGAATTAAGAAATTACATTAGTAAAATTCAACCAAATGTTGATTTAACTTTTGAATATGAGAGTAGAAACGGGGATCTCAAAACATCATCAATACCTGTTGGCCTTAACTTTTTTTGGCCTGACGCCCAACTATAGGAATATCCTATTTTCCCAAGTGCATGACTTAGTGTTCCATGGCGGCGGTGGATTTAAACACTCTGAAGTATACAACATGCCTACTTGGATGAGGCTTTTTCATATTCAAAAAATAAGTGAATTTAACAAAAAACAAAATGAAGAAGCAGAAAAAGCCTATAAGAAGCCAACCACTTCTAAAAAAACATTGGGTCCTAATGTAAACCCATCCTCAACTTACAATTTTTAATCAAAGACATCATACGATGTCTTTGTTTTTTTCATATTTATACTCGAATAACTTAACCAAAACATGGAAGAAAACAAATATTCAAAAGAAGATTTAGATAATCAGAAAAAAGTTGAACAATCTGAAATGTCTATTAAGGCAATCTTACAAGACCAATTAAGAGCTCTTAAAGAAATGGTGGGTACAAAAACTGAATCTGTTGATCTTTCTAAAGAAGTTCTTAGTCTCCATAGAGAAACAAATCAATTTATAGGTGAAAATTTTGATAAAACTAAAGAAATTGTAAGAGGAAAAGATGCTATAAATGCAAGTATTAAAAAAACTACATCATTAGAAAAAGAAGTAAGAGCCGAAGTAGAACGTTTAAATGTTTTAGCCATGGAAGGTGATGAATTAGCTAAAGCAGAAGCAGAAAATTTAGCTCAAAAATTAGGAACTTTAAAAGGAATACAAGCTGGATTAGACAATGAGTCAAAAACTAGAGATAAAATTAATAAAAAAATGGGAATATTTGATAATATTCTTAAAGGTATTAAAGACATACCCTTTATTGGTGAATTAGGATTAGGAGAGGATTTATTAGAAAACATGCAATTAGCTGCTCAAAATGGAAAATCTACTATAGGAGCAGCTTTTTCCACAATTGGATCCGCAGCTAGAGAAGCTATAGGACCAGCATTTTTTACGGGTGTTATCGTGGCCGCTTTTCAAGCTAGTAATTCAGTTAGAGATATAGGAAGAAATTTAGCACTTAGTAGTAAAGAAGCTAAAAATTTTAGAAATGAATTAGCATTAACATCAGCTGGTTCTGAGGATATATTAGTTACTACACAAGGATTAATAGAAGCTAATCAAACTTTAAATGAAGTTAGAGGAACGGGAGTTAAATTTACTAAAGAACAACTTTTAGATACAAACAGATTACTTAAAGCAGAAGTACTAACAGTAGCAGCAGCAGGAGAATTATCTAAAATAGCTAACGTAACAGGTCAAGGTATAAGAGAAGCTTACTTAAACCAAATAGATGGAGTATTAGCAGCAGAACAAGAATCTGGAGTAAGATTAGACATTAAAGGAACATTAGAAGCTACAAATAAAATATCTGGTCAAATTAGAGCACAATTAGGAGCTAATCCTGCATTGATAGCTGAATCAGTAGCTCAAGCTAAAGCTCTAGGAATGGAATTAGAGGAGGTAGCATCAGCGGGAAAAGCACTATTAGATTTTGAATCATCCATAAGTAATGAATTAGAAGCAGAATTATTAATAGGTAAACAACTTAATTTAGAAAGAGCAAGAGCAGCAGCATTGACAGGTGATTTTGAAACTTTAACTAGAGAAATAAATGCAAATGTAGGTGATTTTTATGAATTTAGTAAATTAAATGTTTTACAACAAGATGCTTTAGCTAAATCTGTAGGAATGAGTACAGATCAGTTATCTGAACAATTACTTAAAAAAGCAGATTTAAATAAATTAGCACAAGAAGCAAGAGCAGATGGTAGAGACGATATAGCTGCTAATTTAGAACAATTATCTGCACAAGATAATTTTAATGCTAGTGTAACAAAACTTAAAGGAGTATTTACAGATATAGCTTCTATCCTTACCCCTATAATTGATGGAGTTGCATCTTTAGCTGCATTTTTATCTGAATCAACTTTAGCAGCTGCAGCTTTAGGAGGAATAATGGCAGTATTAGCTGTAAATTCTATAGTTGGTGCTATAGGTTCTATATATAGAACTTTTGCAGGAATACCTTATGGTCTTGGATTATTACTAGCTAGTGGAGTTACTGGGGCTTTATTAGCTACTGTACAAAAAGCTAAAAGTGTACAATTAGCAGAAGGAGGTATAGTAGAACCATCACCTGGTGGTACTTTAGCAACCATAGGAGAAGGTGGAGAAGCAGAAATGGTTGTTCCTTTAAGTAAAGCTAGTGAAATGGGATTTGGAGGAATAAATAAAGAGACTATGATAGAAGCTCTATTAGAAGCTGAAAAAAGAAAATTCAGAGTACCATTTACAAATCAAATATTAATAAGAGAAAAAGATTCAAATTATGCTGATGCAAACCCTATAAATAATCAGGGAAATAGTTATGAAGTAAAATATGAAACAAGTTTCAGCTAATTTATATGTATAATAAATAATAAAATAAAAAATTATGAGTTTAAAAAATAAAGCATCATTATATGATAGACATCAAAGAGGCACATTAGGACGTACAGTAGAAAGACCTGATGGTGAAGGACCAAATCCAGCTAATGGAAATTTC